CCTCTATGTTGATTTTTGTTCCTTGCGGCCTGTCGGCGTTTGTCTTTCGACCAAATCGATCATAAGTTTCACCCAAGTCAAAACGTTGCTTTGCCAACGCCTCTAAATGGCTGTGATTGGCCCTGTGTTCTTTCTCGACCCGTTGCTCTGCCAAATGGGTTTCGATAGCCTCACGCGCCCTCGTTTGCTCATGTATATGTGAGCCGACATTAAACGGTGCAGAGCCAATTCCACTGACGCCATCAGCCATCAGAGCCGCCCCTGCCTTGCTAGAATTATGACAATGGTTATCCCAATCATGATTGAAACGATTATGACTGCGCCACCATAAAGCACGATGCGCTCAACCATCTTTGCCTTGCGCTTTTTCTCGGCCTCAACCTTTGCCTTTCGGTCTTTTCTTGCTTGAACTCTTATGGCTTGAAGCTCACCCCAAGCGCTAAAACCTCTGGTGGCAATTACGATCTGACGCAGTTCTTCTTCGGCGTCCTTGGCCCTTTGTAAATTTACAAAAGTCTCCATTGCGTTTTCATCTGACCCAGAAAAAAGGCTGTTCTTCTTTTTCTCATGGGCAGCGCGTAGATCGTCCACTCCATCAAAAAACTCGCCTATCTGCTTGGTAACATTTATCAATTCCTGACCCGCAGACACCGCCGCTTTAACCGCCGCCAGTGCTGTAAATGGGTCAATCATGCTGGTCGCCCCACGATGACGTAGGCGGGACATAGCCCTTCGGGCGAAGTTCTGATGACTTTTGGATAATGATAATAAAACGCCGACTTCTCAATCGGGCATCGGTAGATACACGCCTTATACATCACCCCGAATGGGTACATGCCAAAGGCGACTGAGGTTATCGCACAGATCATTTTTTCACCCCGCGACTATTGGGGCGTTTGCAAGCATTTAGTGCCTCAGTGGGCCTCTATGCGAGCGTGGCAGCGTCTCTGCGCTTATAAAGCCGCTCTGTTGAGCCATCCTTTCAAAAACTTTTTATATGACGGTTTTCTGACCACCAGATCGCGGTAAAAATCGGCCTGTCGATTTCGCAATGCGTTCATCATCGAACCTTCGTCGATCCAGTTCATGGCAGCAATTGATGCTGGGCCAATCGCACCATCAACAACAAGCTTTTCGCCGCAATCATTGGCTGCACGTTGGGCGAGTTTGTTGGCTTGCTTTGGCCCCATATTCACCGCCATATCAAAGCATTTAATTGCGACTTCGGCGTGTTTCATTTTTGGGTATGCTTTCCCGTCCCAGAAATGCGCCTTGTAAACCTTGAGGGCTTGTTTTTTTGTCAAAGCCTTCATGTCCTCTGCATCGATGTCACCATCGCCATCAATGTCGAGATCGACACCTGACTGCTTTACAAAGCGTAATGATATGCCCCAATTAGTAGCACCACCCGCGTCATTAGGATCGTCAACATAGCCTCCCTCCACTTTAAGGACGTGATCAGCCGCTCTTTTCCAAACTTTATCACTCATTTAAACCCCCTCCGAGGTAAATACCGAATCCAATAACCGCTAAAACACAGACAGCTAAAGCTTTTCCAAAAGCGCTCAAAAAGCCGCTTTTTGCTATTCTATAACCATCAAGGATGCTGCGAATTTCTCGAATATCGGTTGCTGCATTTTCATCATGCAAACCGAGGTCAGCCAAAGCTTGCTTTGCCCCTATATGAGCCGACTTTGCCACCAATGCGTCCAGTTGGCTTTCTGAAAGGCTAATGCTTTGATCGCTCATTTCGATTTCCACTTATTACATTTTGTAATTTTATCAGATAAAGTTTTTAATTTAAATGTCTAATCTGGTTTCGTGGGCCAATTTATGGTCGTGGGAAATCCCGACTGCTGGGGAACATCTAAAAGATCAGTGCGATATTGCGTCCATTCCGCTTGCTTTTCAGAAGTCAATTCTGCCCACCTAAGATTATTCGAGGCTATGGGATCAACCTCAGAAAAAAGCTTTCCATCTCTTTCTGTCCTTGCGCGATCTGAAAGAACACTTAATTTCCTGTCTGCATTTTCTACCCATGCACCATCAACATAATCGTAATATTCTTCTGGCCTTTCATCTACCTCAATAGCACCCTCTGGCCTTGGGTGTTCCTCAAGGAACTTTTTGCTTGGCTCAGATATTTCTACGAAGTAAGAGTTATCGTTTGGAACAAAAAAAGATTTCATTTTATCACCTCAATTCAGCCCATGTACTGTTTGTAGTTCCATCAAGATAATACCATCCTCCTACTGGAACTATAACGCTAGTAAATGCTGCATAAAACCCAGACGCACCACTTCCCCCAACTGGTATAGACCCAGTAGTTCCGCTTGGGGTGCTTGATTGACTATTCCAAACATGAGCAGTTCCCGCGCCCCCATTAGCTCCACCAAAATTAACCATGATCGGTTGATCTGTTGTATTTCTATAGTGAACACTATTCGATCTACCAGAACCACTTCCAAAATTTGACCAAGTTTGCCCTACTCCAATAGGCTCATATGGGCTTAAATAAACCTGCTCAAGGCTTGAGGTTTGGATTTGATAATTAGCCTCACCATCGCCCCCGTCACCACCAAATTTGCTAAATCTTGCGCTGGCTCCACCCGCCCCACCTGAGCCAAGAGTTATTGTAAGATAAACTTCTGTGTAGCCAGTAAGATCCACAAAGTCAGATGCGTGAACTCCAGCGCTACCGCCAGATCCACCAACCGTTGAGCTTGTAAAAGTAGCTGGCTGTCTACCTCCAGCACCGCCGCCCCCTGATCCCTTCGATCCATCGTAACCATCGCCAAAGCTGGCATTTGCCGCGGCGCCGCCCAAAGCAAAAGCACTATCTTCGCCAGCGCTTCCGTACCATGCCGCAGCGGTAGTTGCCCCTGCACCGCCCGCCGCAGTTACGTTTATGATTGTTGCAGATGAAGCCCCTAAATAACGCCCAGTTAAAACGTAAGAGGTGCTGATTCCATTACTGCCGTTAGCACCATATTCTGCGCCTTTACCGCCGCCGCCGCCGCCTACTGCCTCTATCGAAATGCCCGTAACTGGCAGTGATGTATTTGAGGGAAGCTTTCCGTTGCTATCACTTATTGCTACGTTAGAAATATTTGATGTAACAGTAACGGCTGTCTGCAAAGACCCCGTTCCTGACATAATGATTGGGTTAATTAATTTGGTTTGATTAATATCAAATAAAATTCCATGCTCGTTAGCACTTCCTGCATTTGCTCCCGTTGCAAGTGCAAACTCACTTGATCCCGCTGGGTTGCCAATCCATAAACCATCTGCGGTATCTGAATAAGATGTTTTCCCAATCTTCCATCCACCACCATCAAGATAATTAATATTTTGGCCTATAGTAAGCTGTTGCGCTGTAATTGATAACGCTGACTGGTGATTAACTACCGCTTCCTCTGCGATAACGAGAGGTGAGAAAATAGCGGGATTTTCAAAGCTTCCAGAATTATCAGTCCAATCTTGATCAGCATAAACCCACTTTCTTGCGCTAAACTGCGTAGGAGCGCGACCCGCTGCGTATTCTGTATCGGCGCTATTTACAAACCTTGCCCAAACTACCGCATCGTCTGGGATGTCGCTCATTGCAGAAAGCATAGGGTTTGCAGCCAAGAAAGCAGTATTCAAGGCGGTTTGCACTGTAGAAGTGTTATCTCTTGGATCAATATTATTTACAATAATATCAGCGCCGTTAAGCGTTACGACAAGCCCACTTTGACCCTCTGGGCCTGTCGCACCCGTTGGCCCTGTCGCACCCGCCGCACCCGCCGCACCTGTTGGCCCAGTTGGCCCCGTAGCACCCGCTGGTGGAGCCGAGTCCGTAGTCACTTGCCCCGTTGCCACTTTTGCGCTTTCGTTTCCAACACGGTCTACGGAAGAAACCCAATAATAAAAAGACTGAGAGTTGTTCAAACCACTGTCGGTAAACACAGTCCCAGATGACTTGCCAATAAATGAAGAAGTTCCTGAGTTGTTGGAAGTGTTTCGGTAAATAGAAGAACTCCCCAAGTCTATGTCACTTGGATTAGTCCAGCTAACAACGACAGCATTCAACGTTCCGTCTGCGGATACATTAGTCGGAACACTAGGCGCGGTTGTGTCTTTGTTTATATAACCACCAGAAAGGATTGCAGCTTGACTAATAACCGCTTCAGGAGAAACCTTTCCGTTTTCGGTATGTGTTCGTGCGCTAATAGAGTGTCTTATATAGTCGCCCGAACTTGATCCGATTGGTGGAGTTGACGACATCCCAGAAAACAGGACAGAGCTTTCTGTTTCTGTAAGGCTTACGCTTTCAAAAGTGCTTGTTTGCTGTAAGACATTCGAAGAATTATATCGATGCTTTAAAAGCTTTATTTCTGTAAATGTGAAGTTTGGATGACCTCCATGCGTGACAGGAACGCGCATCGCTAAAACCTGATTACCCGCTTCATCCAAGAAGTTTTCTTTGACAGGGGTTCCTAATGTAGGCGCTGTAATTGTGTCGATGAAGCCATCTGCAAGCGCTGTTCTGGTGAGATAGTCGTGGTCGGCTGTGTCCCAAGCATATGAACTGTCAGCATATTCTTCTAAAGAAATCTTGACCGCACCATCTGGTGTAAGTTGATAAGACGAAATGTGCCACTTTGTGGCAGTTGTGACGATGCTATCGGTTCCAACGTTGGCAAGCTTTTCTGGCTCAAAAGTAACTGTCACAACGTCCATTACCTTGAGATAAGAAAACTTCGGCTTCAAAACCAATTCCATCGTGTTCGTCAGTGAGTTTTCTTTCAAAACAATGGAAGCCAGGCGCTGCGCCCTTGCCTCGTCCGTTATCATCGAAAGATCTATTTGCTGTAAATGCTCTCGCCCGTCACTTGCGATCAATGATGAGCTAGAAATGGGGCTAAAGTCTGTTTGCTGGAAGTCGCTGTCTTTATCAGTAAAAGTCCCAGAAACTTTATTAATGCGCCCCGCAACTTCTGAATTTATATTTATATTAAGCTCGGAAACTATGTCATCTTCGGTCAGCCCTACTACAACGCTTGAGCTATCCTTTGGAACTATAAGGCGAAGAACACCCGCTTCTTCGACAAGGGTTCCGTGACAAGGTACTAAAAGCTGTTCAAGCGTGGCAATGACTTCATCGTTTAAGAACGAAACCCCGTTCGTTGTATATCGTGCCTGTGTGCTATTTGATCCATTTGCGAGTTGAATGTTTACATTTTCGTCACAAATATCAGCCGCTGCTCTCATTGCAGCCATATCTATATCAGAAGGATCAACGGACATTCCGTTTAGAAGAAAATCAAGAACACAAAGTGCTGAATTGTTTGAAAAAACCCAAGTTGTATCGTCGTCGTATCGATGAGAGCCAGAGCCTCCACCAACCCCGCCACCGTCTAGCCTCGGATCATAAATTTTGCGGCCCTGCACCTTCACACGGACTTGAGGGATGCCCTGTGTCCAGACCTCATTGTTGTGGATTAATTTATAAGCAAGCCAAGAGTTCCCAGTCATCTTGTGGTTGCTCGTCCAAGAAGTGTTTGCCGTTAAATTTACAACGCTAGAGCTTGATCCAGAATTTCCATTTACACCAACTCTGAATGTTCCATAGCCGCTATAAGAACCCGAACTTACTGACGCGCCAGCGCCATCAAGGTCGCCCGATAGTGTTTGCTCTACCTCATTAAAATAGATCTCTGTGGCGGCGTTTATTGGCCCTTCGCCTAGATAAACGACACGATAAAGATCTTTGTTATCTGTCCCTGCTGTCTCTTGAAAAATTAAATGCCCATTAACAACCATTTCTCCATAAATAAACCTTCTTGGAGCGACAGTTCCAAACTGCATGTTTTGAATTTCTTGAGCGCGATTGCGAGCCTTTCTACGGGCATCAGCTTCCATTTCACGCATTTTTTGTTCAGCAATTTTTACACTGACATAACCAGTCGCAATAACCATTGAGCCATAAACAATCACTTGTGCAGCAGCCATAGAAAGCCCTGCGTTCATAAGGTAAACAATACCCGCTG